GATGACCCCCAAACAGGTCGTACAGGCCTGCATCGATGGAGGAATACCATTTGACCAGATCATTGAAGAGTTTGGCTCCTGGACGCATATCAGCGTGCCAAACACCAAAGAACAACAACCAAGGCGTCAGGCCTTAATTATTGACAAAAACGGCACAAGACCGTACAATTAGTCTAAATTAAGGAGACGTTATGCTACGACATCAGTTGGCGGTGTACGCCTGCGCGATCGCGCTTGTTTGGGGAATGTGCTTCCATGATCCCCTGGCTAAATGGGCTATAGCCCATACCCCATTCCAATGGGTTGCAGACTCAACCGTTGAGCTAATCGAACACTTTGAAGGAAAGCGCTACCGCGCCTATCAGGATGCTGGCGGTTACTGGACGACTGGGGTGGGGCATTTAATTCGCCAAAAAGACACCCATTTGCTTCACAAAGAGCTTTCTGAAGCCGAGGTAATGGGTATCCTACACCGTGACCTAGAAAAGTGCTCTACGGCCCTGGAATCGGCTTTAAACACTATTCCTAGAAGGCACCAAATTGACGCCCTAATGAGCCTGTGCCACAACATTGGACCTAACAACATTATGCGTTCTGAAGTAGTTAAACACTTAAACGAAGGTAATGTACACAAGGCGGGAGATGCTTTCCTTAATTGGAGCACCCCACCAGTGCTTAAAAAGCGCCGTCAAATAGAGCGCACATTGTTCTTAGCAGGGGCGTAAACCCCTGTATTTTTGCATTAGTAGATATAAGGGCTGATCACCCTATTCAACAATAAACCTCGAGGAAATACAAAATGGAAGGCTTTAAATCACTCCCCAAGATGCAATGTTTTAAAGAAGGCGGCTCAGTTAAAGCCATGGCCTACGGCGGCAAAATGAAAAAAGGCGGCCACTCCGAGTCCAAAGAAATGAGCAAAGATATTGCCCAAGACAAGAAGGTTGTCAAGAAGGCATTTGCCATGCACGACAAGCAATCCCACGAGGGAGAAAAGACTAACCTATCCAAGCTTAAAAAAGGTGGGCGGATGAAGAAAGAGGTTGGTGCTGTAAAAAAGTATAAGGCCGGCGGCGCTATCGAAATGAAGAAAGACGCCGGTGATAAAGACGACATTAAAAAAGTTAAACAGACTAAACCCAAAAAAGCAGCCGCTCCAAGCGCTGCATCTAAAGATGTGATGAACACCCCTAAGTTTTTTAAGAAGGGTGGTAAAGTAAAAAAGTATAGTAACGGCCAGCAAGTAAAAGATCCACAAAAGCTGGTCGATGATATTGCCCTTGAGGAAAACACCCAAGACCGTGAAATGATTATGAAACCGGTTCGGGCTGCTGGAAAAATGATCACCAAAGGTATTAGTGCTGCTAAGTCTGCGTTAAAAGGACAAGGCGCCGTATCTGATGCAGAGCGTGAAGCTGTTGCCAAGAAAAAAGGCGGCAAGATTAAGAAGTTTAACACTGGTGGTTCTACTGGTCCTTTGACTGCTGAAGAAGAAGCATACTTAGGTGGTGCTGATCGCACCGACCCATTCATTATGGCTCGTATGCGCAGAGCAATCCCACAAAAGCAAAACTACATTCCAAACGCCGTTCCAGCTATGGATAACCGTGACGTAGGTCAAACTGTTGCACCAGCACTAGCACCAATGGACAGCACTTTGCGTGACGAAACTGGCGTACCATCAACTATGCAGCGTAATGAGTACGGCGATTTATATACGCCAATTAATCAGATGACTCCGGCTGCACCTGTTAAAGCTCCTGTTCGCCGTCCTGCTGCAGCTCCTTCTGTTGCCCAACGTCCTAATGTTGAGCAAGACTCTGGTTTAGCATACCCACAAGAAAATCAATTACGTACTGCTCCTATGGCACCACGTTCATTTTTAAGGGGCACAAAAGGTTATAACTTATCCGATTTTTTTGGACCAGGATTTGGCAAATCACAACGCAACCGTGGATACAAGCCTTAATATGCCGATAGAATCTAAACAACAACAGAAGGCGATGTATGCCGCCGCGGCTGGTAAGTCAACCCTTGGCATCCCCAAGAAGGTTGGCAAAGAGTTTATTAAGGCTGGCAAAGCAAAGCCAAATCTCCCACAAAAAGTAACTAAACGCGCAGCCGGCAGGGGACGTTAATCTATGTCATACTCTGGTACAACTAACCAGACCAAGATCAACGTAGATCAGTTGATCTCGTACGCGTATCGCGATGCTGGTAAGACGGCAGAAGAAATCACGCCTGAGTATATTGACGCCGGTAAGCAGGCACTATTTTACATTCTACAAAATCTATCTAACCGCGGCGTCAACCTGTGGTTACTGGAAAACTATTTGTGCGGCGCTGTTACAGCACAACAGCAATTAGTTTTACCGGCCGGTACCATTGACGTTCGCGAAGCAAACTGGGTCTATATTATTAACTCAGAGGCTGCCGAATACTTACCCACGGCTAACGTAGATTCTCCCGCAGTATTTGATCAAAACCTAGACTTAGTGTCTACGTCTTTGGTTGGTAACAACTGGTTTGGTTTAGAATACCAAACAGCACAACCTGTGTTTTACGTTGGCTTTAATGGCTACGCCGCTGGCGGCGGCACAACAACCTACAACTTTGCGTATGAGGTTAGCGATGATGGCGTGACATGGACAACGGTTGAGCAGTTCCCAGCGACCACGCTATCAGACCGTGAGTGGGCATATTACAATATCAGCACCACACCAAACCATTCGTTTTATCGTCTGCGTGAAACCGTGGCGACCACGTTCTCAATCCGTCAGATTGTATTCTCAACCAGTCAGCAAGTTATTCCGTTAGCACGACTAAATCGTAACGACTACTGGAACCTCCCAAACAAACAGTTTCCATCGGTTCGCTCGTTGCAGTATTGGTTTGATCGTACCATCGTGCCGTCAATGTACCTATGGCCAGTGCCAAACAACGACTTCCAAATGTTTCAGCTAATAATTGAAAAAGAAATGCAAGACGTTGGCACGCTAACAAATGAATTATATGTACCAAATCGATGGATTAGTTCAATTCAATCGTCACTATCACACAAACTGGCGATGCAGTTACCGCAGATTGATTTAGCCCGTGTCCAGTACCTGGAGACAATTGCCAAGCAACTAGAGTACGACGCGGCGCAAGAAGAGCGCGACAAGTCACCAATCTACTTCCAACCTAACTACAGCTACTATACACGATGAGCGGCGCATACGTAATGACCTACAGCAACCTGGTGGAGGACGTCCAGCGTTACATGGAACGTGACGACGCCGGGTTTGTTGCACAGATCCCCAGCCTGATTGGACTAGCTGAGTCGGCTATTGCCGCCGAATTAAAGTCCCTGTTACAATTGACCGTGGTAGAGACCACATTGGCAACTAATCAAGATGTGCTGGATAAACCAGCACGCTGGCGCAAAACGGTGTCTATGAAAGTAAACGGAGCACCTATATTACTTCGTTCACAAGATTATATTGCGCAGTACCAATCTGAATCCGCTAACGGACAACCAAAGTACTACGGCGAGTATGACTACAACAACTGGAACTTTGCACCAAAGCCAGATGATGATTACCCCGTAGAAATTATTTACTACAGCCTAATACAGCCACTAGATTCATCTAACCAACAAAACTTATTTACCCGTGAATGCCCACAGGCGATGCTGTTTGGTACCTTACTACAGGCCCAGGGCTACTTAAAGGCCTTAGACAAACTGCCTGTGTGGAAGGGGTACTACACCGAGGCACTGGCGGCGTTGAAGAAGGAAGACAACTCACGTCGTATCGATAGAAATACTACGGTCCAGGAACCATAAACTATGCCAATTTACACATCACCGTTTACCGGAACAGTCGTACAGCCAACCGACGTATCGTACTACGAACTTAACTTTAGCGCTAACGTAGAGCTCTACTGGCCGGCGGTTGTTAACCCACAGCAGGTACCTGCCGCGCGTATTATCGACGCCACTCCGTCGACATCTGGATTAATTGTCACATTGCCAGCAGCAAACCAAGGCTCACTAGGCACAGATATCTTAATTCGCAACCTTGGTGCAAACACATTCACCGTTCAAGATTTTGCTGGCACGGGATCGGTTTCAATTGCCGCGGGAGTATCTAAATACTTCTACCTAGCTGAGAACACAACAGCGGCGGGTGTCTGGCAAAACGTTACATTTGGCACCGGTACATCATCGGCAGATGCCGCATCATTGGCTGGCGCGGGCTTGGTT